GAAAAGGTTACCTAATGGCACTCACGACTTATGCAGAGTTGAAGACATCAGTCGGTGACTGGCTAAACCGCACCGACTTGGCTACAGCCATTTCTGACTTTGTGAGTTTGGCAGAGGCTCAGATTGAGCGCCAGTTGCGTACACGCCAAATGATTGTGCGTGCCAATGCAACATTTGCGGCGGCTGCTGAATACGGCACTGTGCCTGATGACTTCTTGGAAGTCAAAGCCATCAAGATGAATACCAATCCAGTTACTAACCTGACATTCCAAACCATTGATGCAATGGATTCGCTGTCGAATACGACTTACCTGTCATCAGGCAAGCCTTTGTATTTCACTGTTGTCGGGAATCAGTTCAGACTGCTTCCAATTCCTGATGGTGCATACACTGCCGAGTTGGTCTATTACGCAAAGTTAGCTAAGTTATCAAACGCAAACACTACCAACTGGCTGCTGACTCAAGCGCCTGATGTTTATTTGTATGGCTCACTCTTACAGGCTGCGCCATACTTGCAGGACGATGCGAGAATACCTGTGTGGTCATCGCTGTACCAGGCAGGACTAGATCAGTTGCAGATTGCAGATGATCGTGGTTCTACATCCGGCGGCATGATTATGGCAAGGGCGAGGACATTTGGATGATAGTCAACACCACCAAAGGCGAGATGGATGACTCATTGCTAGAAAAGCGTGAGGGTTCATTGGAGAACGATACCGAGACAACGAGCTGGGTAGAGTATTGGCTAGATGGTGAGATGGTGCATCGATCTGTTCATATGGCGCTAAAAAGCAGCGTCTTTGCTGATGGCATCAGTCAACAAATTTAAGGAATAAATCGTGGCCAATACTCAAGCAATGTGTACCAGTTTCAAGGGTGAGCTGCTTGTCGGCCACCATAACTTTGGCACTGGCGTGATCCGCGCTGCCACCACAGCAGACACTTTCAAGGCTGCCCTGTACCTAGCCTCTGCCACTGTCAATGCTGCCACTACAGCCTACAGCTCCACAGGTGAGGTGACAGGCACAGGCTACACCGCAGGCGGCGTTACAGTGACCTTTGGCACACCTCCTAGCACCAGTGGCACAACAGCCTTTGTTACCCCTAGCGCCAGCATTAGCTACTCTTCTGTGACCTTATCCACAGCCTTTGACGCGGTCTTGATCTATAACTCGACTCAGTCAAACAAGGCAGTCAGCGTGCATACATTTGGCAGTCAGACAGTGACTGCTGGGACATTTACGCTGACTATGCCGACCAATGATGCAAGCACTGGCCTGATCAGGCTGGCTTAACTAAGGCAGCGGTATGGCTGCTTATGGAACAGGCTACTATGGCCTAGGCGCCTACAGCATAGGCAATGTCGTTATCAGCGGCAATGCGTCTACTGGCGCTGTTGGCGACTTACTAGAAAACATATCCATCCAAGAAGATGGAAACATTGCCACAGGTAATGTAGGCACTGTTGGATTAACTGTATCTGTTGGCATTACAGGCAATGCAGCCAGTTGCGCTGTTGGATCGGTCTTAGCGACATCAACCAATGCAGTTACAGGTAACGCGTCAAGCCTGGCAGTTGGCAGTGTCATTCAGTCTGTTGCAATTGACTTAATAGGCAATTCCTCTGCTGGTGCTGTTGGCTCTGTTGTCATCACAAGCGCCAATTCAGCTACAGGCAATGCGGCTACTGGTGCTGTCGGCACTGTTGGCGCTGAAGTTATATCTTTCCAGGCGATTACTGGCGTTGAGGGTGCAGGCGCTGTTGATTCTGTTGGACTGACCATTGAAGTTGGAATAACTGGCGTTGAGTCTGTTGGCGCTGTTGGAATAATGATTGGGTTTGGCTGGAGCGCTATTCCTGATACATCAGAATCATGGGCGCCTGAGTCGGACACATCAGAGAGCTGGACACCAGTTTCTGATTCATCTGAGAGCTGGACACCAGTTTCAGACACATCAGAAAGTTGGTCGGATTTAGGGGACAATTCAGTCACTTGGCGAGAGGCCGCATAGGTTGCAAATGAAGAATACTGAATTATTGACTCAGCAGCGATTAAAAGAAGTGTTGAACTATGACGCTGAGTCTGGTGTTTTTACATGGGCAGTAACTAGAACAAAGGCAGTCAAGGGGGAAGTTGCGGGAAATGTGGATAGTCACGGATATTGGATCATTGGTATAGACGGAGTTAGGCATAGCGCTCATAGACTTGCTTGGTTATATGTTTATGGCTTTTATCCAAAAGAAGTTGATCATCAAAACCATATGCGAGCCGACAATAGGTTTGTTAACCTTAGAGCAACTGACAGAATAGGAAATGGCAAAAACATTTCAAAACCAATTGACAATACATCTGGTGTTGTTGGGGTATCTTGGACGAAAAGATTAGGCAGGCGAAATGACAAATGGGAAGTTAGAGCTTGTGGAAAATTTTTAGGATATTTCGACGACTTCTTTGAGGCAGTCTGCAAACGCAAATCAGCAGAATTGCAATTCAACTTTCACCCGAATCACGGAATTTAACGGAGATTTAACATGGCAGATTCCACGACTACAAACCTATTACTGACTAAGCCCGAGGTCGGCGCGTCAACCGATACCTGGGGTACAAAGATCAACACCGATTTAGATAGCGTAGACGCTGTCTTTGCGGCTGCTGGCAATGGCACATCAGTTGGTTTAAATGTCGGCGCTGGTAAGACATTGAGCGTTGCTGGCACATTAAGTGTCACTGGCTCTGCAACAGTTATTGAGTTTGCAGATGGCTCTGCGGCATCACCATCTATTACTAATGATGGCGACACCAACACAGGTATCTTTTTCCCTGCCGCTGACACCATTGCTTTCTCTGAAGGCGGTGTAGAGGCTATGCGGATTAATAGTTCTGGTGACGTTGGTATTGGCGTTACGCCAGTAAGTCGTTTAGATGTGTTTAAAAGCACTGGGCCATTGCAATATGTTCGTGATTCGACAGTAAACGCATATTGGTCAACTGATACCACTTTGTCTTTTTTTGGTACAGAAACAGCGCATCCACTAACTTTTAGAACTTCTGGTACAGAACGTATGCGTATCGACTCCTCTGGTAATGTGGGGATTGGTACTAGTTCGCCAAGTTTATATGGTGCAAAATTTACCGCCGCAAGTGCAGGAAGTGCGCAAGCAACCTTGATGATGCTTAACCCTGGCACAGGTTCTGGTCAAATTGGAATAGCGGCTTCAGGTAGCAATTTTAAAATTTACAATACTTTTTCCGATGGCACATTGGCAAATGGCAAAGGTATTGATGTTGACTCCAGCGGTAACATATTGGCGGGAAATGGAACATCAAACCCTGTTGGAAATAGAACAAATGGAATTGCATTACTTAATACGGGTTCTTTGCGGGTAAGAAGTGTTGCTGGAGATTCATACCATGGAATTAATGTTACAAGTGGAGTGAATTTATATTTTTATACTGACAATGGCTCTGCCTTTGTCTTGGGCGGCAACATTTCCACAAATGGAGCAACAACATCTTATAACGGAACTTCAGACTATCGCTTAAAAGAAAATATTCAACCATTAGGTAATGCACTTCAACGTGTTGCACAACTGCGTCCCGTTACATGGACTTGGAAAGAAGGTTATGGCGGCACACAACCTGATGGTGAAGGTTTTATTGCTCATGAACTTCAAGAAATTTTGCCTATAGCGGTAACTGGAGAAAAAGACGCAGTGGATGCTGATGGAAGCCCACAGTACCAAGGCATGGACACCAGCTTCTTGGTAGCAACACTGACCGCCGCCATCCAAGAACAGCAAGCACTCATCCAATCCCTTACAACCCGTATAACTGCACTGGAAGCAAAATGACAACAACTTGGACAATCTCACAACTTGACCGCCAAACTTCTGATGGCTTGGTAACCACTGCTCATTACACAGTTAACGCTGTTGATGGCGAACACACTGCTGGCTCTTACGGCACAGTAGGCTTTGAACGTGGTGACACTTTCATTGCCTATGCTTCACTGACCGAGGCTCAAGTCATTGCTTGGGTCAAAGACAAACTGGATGTTGAAGCTATTGAAGCAAACCTTGCTGCACAGATTGCTTTACAGAAAGCCCCAACAACTGCAACAGGGACACCTTGGTAATGGATAACCAGCAGCTCTTCAACCTGGTTATTGGTGTCGCTGGATTCTTGGCGGCATACGTCATTAACTCCATGACCCGCACAATACAAAAGTTGGAGGACAAGGTTAATGACCTACCTCACAGCTATGTGCAAAAAGATGACTACCGATCCGATATTGCAGAGATAAAGGTAATTCTGAAACAGATTTTTGACAAGCTAGACAGCAAGCAAGACAAGTGATGTGGACCCAATCAGCATCTGCCTGCTTGCGGCTGGTCTTGTTAAGAACATCCAAGCTGGGTGTGAGCTGTACAAGCAGGCTAAAGAGTCTTTTGTTGAAATCAAACGCACTGCTGATGAGGTCGTTGCCATTGGCAAAGAAGTACATGGCTTTTGGAATCAGCTACTTGGGTTCTTTGGTAGCAAGCCAAAGCCACAAGCTGCAAAGCCTGCTGGCAAGTCTAAGAAGTCAGACTATGTCGCTGTTGACGAGACTCAGGTCAAAGTTGACATTGTCAAAAACCTAACAGAATTTTTCAAGCTCCAAGAACAACTAGCAGCACATATCAGGGAAGAAGAACAAAAAAGCAAGAATGTCTACGACCCTGACCAAAACCTGATGGAGTCAGCACTCAAGCGAGTGATGGCGCAGCAAGAGATGGACAACTTGGTGGTACAGATTAGAGAGTGCATGGTCTACCAATCACCTCCCGAAATGGGGGCGCTGTATTCAGAAGTGTTCAGCATGAAGGACAAGATCGAAGAGGAGCAAACCCAGGCAAGGCTAAAACAGGAAGCTAAGAACAGGCAGGAGTTATGGCAACGCAAGGAAGAGGAAAGAAACTTCCAGCTAAAACTAGCGTACCTAGTGGCGACTACTACATTCCTCCTATACCTGTGGCTGTGGCTCCTGTTCGTAAGTCGGTGGGGGAGGACATAGTGGGATGGATCGCTGCTTGTTTATTGATTGCTCTCCTGCTTCCGCTTGGGGCTATGCTGTACATAGACATCCTTGAGGTTAAGAACGAGACAAAAGTACAACTTGAAAAAGTTGAAAAGTTAAGACGGCAGATTGAGCAGCAACAAAGAAAGGACAAGAGGAATGAGTAAGCAATTAGAGAAAGATTCAGCCTACAACCAGTTTGACACTGACCATGATGGCGTAGTCACTGATGCTGAGTTGGCTAGATCAGAGCGAATGATCACCATTGAAAACATGGACAAGATGGCCGATCAGCAGCGCGTTATGGCTTGGGCTGCACTTGGTGCGCCGCCAGCCTTGATTGCTTTCATGGCCTCTTCTTTGGTGACTCTTGACAAGGTCAATGCGTTAAGCGGATTGACAACTACATACTGTGCCGCCATGGGAACGATTGTGGTGGCATTCATGGCCGCGCAAGCCTATGTCCGAGGCAAGGCTGAATCGTGAGCCTGTTTAATCCTTGGGTGATCCTTGGTATCGTGATGGCTGTGCTGTCATCATTTGGCGGTGGATACTTCAAGGGTGAGCATGACGAGTACACGCGCCAGCAGATTGAGATTGCTGCGCTAAACGCCAAGGCGAGGGAGACTGAGCAGGCGATGGCGCAAGTGGCGCAGACTTATGGGCAGACATTAAGAAAGGCAAACAATGTTGCAAAGGTTAAAGAAGACAAGCTGCTTGCTGATATTGCTAGTGGTGAGCGCAGGCTGTTCATTCCTGTCAAAGCAGCCGAGTGCGCCTTATCAGCCACCAGTGATTCCTCCATTGCCGCTGGAGATAACAGCGGAGAGACACGAGCCGAACTTACTGGACAGGCTTCTCAAGACCTTATCGCCATTGCCAGCGAGGGAGACACCGCCATCCGCAAGCTCAACGCCTGCATCCAAACCTACGAAACCTTGAGGACCATGAAATGACTCAGTTAAGCGCAAATTTTTCTTTGCATGAGATGTGCAAGTCAGAAACTGCATTAAGGCTGAATTTGGACAATACGCCTGATGCAGAGGCCACAGAAAATCTACGCATCCTGTGCGAAAAGGTATTGCAGCCTGTGCGTGATCATTACGGCAAGGGCGTTAAGGTAAACAGCGCATATCGCAGCCCTGAGTCAAATGCGGCTGTTGGCGGCAGCAAAACATCAGACCATTGCAAAGGTATGGCAGCAGATATTGAGATACCTGGCGTTGCCAATGCAGATTTGGCGCAGTGGATCATGGATAACTTGAAGTACACGCAGCTCATCCTTGAGTTTTACACGCCAGGCATACCTGACAGCGGCTGGGTTC